TAGTGTTGACGGCATAAGGAGCAACCATGAAAACAAAATACAAAATCAAATCAGCTCTTGAATCAGAAGGCTTAACATTTAGCGACCTGGCACAAGAGATGAATATTGCAAGCTGTACATTGAGCAATAGACTATCAAGTCAATCAATGACAGTAGCCAATGCGATTAAATTATCTGATGCTGTTTTTGCATTAACTAACACACAACTCACACTCGAAGACTTTCGAAAGGATCAACCATCATGTTAACATTCACAATCTTTGTCGCTGCTATTCTTGCCGTATCACTCACCATCAACGTGCTGACACAGAAGGAACACATTGAGGTATCAATGCATTCTGACATCCTCAACGACAACACACTTCGTGCATTATTCAAAGCTATGCAAAGCATTGAGAAGAGCCGAGGTCATGATCTTCAGTTCTTAATCAATGCGGGTGTTGTTCATAAAGACATGATTGAATCACAAGCTGACTCTATTATGTTCAACCTTGGTGAGTTTCCTGCGGAACAACTTATCATTGATCCTCAAGACTTTGCTCGACTCGTTGTTGTATATGATCAGTTCATTGGTCCTGATGCAAGCGACGATCAATTATCAACTGTTCTCAAAACTCTTTTTAACCTTTAACAAACAAACAAACACTTAAGGAATCGAACATGTTAAATCAAAATCAACTACAAACCATTCAAAACCTGTCACGTAATCAACGAGACTGCGAAGATAACATCAAAGCATATCTGACCTTTGGTCATTTGTTTGACAGTAATATTGCTGTAACTCTAGCGAATACTTATGTTATCCAAGGCAAACCCGCACTCAATGCAGATGCAATGGCAGGAGTCGTGCGTCGATATCGTGATCCCGATGGTGTCAAAGTATGTGCATATATCAGAATTGTTGAATGGACTGATGACGTCTGTACTATTGCCACTAGACGACGTGATGAGATGGACTTTGATATACCAGAACATACATTCACATTCAGTGCCAAAGATGCAAAGGACCGCAACCTTTTGGGGCAACGTGCTTGGAAGACGATGAGAAGATTTATGCTTCACAAGCGATGTCTTACTGCATTATTACGAACCGTATATCCTGAAGTCATCGGTCAAGCATATAGTGCTGATGAATTAGCCGAGAACATGATCAAGGATGAGAATGAACGAGATGCGATTATGTTTGCTAGTGCTGAAGGAACTCGTCCACCAAAGGCACAGCCAGCACCAAAGCAACAGCCAACTCAACCGAACCCATACCCAAGACAATTCGAGTCAACCAAAACAACAGCCGCAGAGATCCTTATGAACCTCGATAATACTGAGGATGATGTTATCAATGCACTTGCTCAAGAAACAAAAGTATACTTGTTCGATGTGCAGCTCAATGATGAAGCGAAAGAACACGTCAAGCAAGCATGTACTAAACTCAAACAAAAGGCCTTTCAGTGTACCATCGACGAGGCTCGCAAGACTGCCAACAGTACACTAGGACTTGATCCTGTGACATATGACAAGGTGCGAGAGTACATTGTATTTGGTGACCCGACGTCATGGAAGTTACACGACGAGATCAAATCAATGAGATAAAAAAACCTGCTCACATTGTTGGTGGCAGGCTATAGGCTTCACGCTCAACTCTATTATCTCGTGGCATTAAATGCCACAAAGGAATCAGGAACAACATAACACCCCTACTGATAAAGTCAACCCCCCCCTAGAACTTAGTAGTACACTCCCCACCACCACAAGCACCCTCGACAACAGGATCCTCACCTCGACCTAGTACATTTAGGTTCACGATAGACCAGTCAACTTGTGCCAATTTACTCCAGAGCTTCTCGCTCGCATCACCTTCAATCACTGTTTGATACGGTGCATTGTTGTATTTGTGATCACCAACATAACCAAGCAGAGCAACACCGCGAAGGTCTTGCCTGTTATTCCAAATGAAGTCAGCGACGTCATCCCATTCATCGTCTTTGACTGTACATGTGTTTGATACATTGTGAGTTAATCCCTCAACGCGAGTCTGAAGACTACCTGGTGCAACCCAATTTTCATATACAGTTCTGACACGTTCCAAATGACTCAACGCTGTATCATCTTCACGAGTCAATGAACCCTTGGGAGCTGAGCAGGCAAACGACACAATACCTGTCTCATTGTCCTGATCAGTGCAAACTTGAGGGAGGACGCTTTTGATGGATTGCCATATCGGATTGATCTTGGATAGCCTCATTCTTCTAATATATCGTTTAGCATGATGTGGATGGATACCACTTGAAATGCCTCCCGCGACTGTCGAGGTATTTCCACTAGGTTTGATGCACGTTGTTCGTGATGCATAATTGATGCCAAGAATATCAGCAATTCTTTTGTTCTCTTCATTGACAACATGTACACCCATGTTCAACGCTGATGGATTGAATGACAAAGGATTCTCGCACATGCCTGTCATCGATACACCGATGAGTCGTTCGGCTTCAAGTATCTGACGAGTAGGACTTGAGAGATATCCTGTGAATGTATAGCATGCTTGAAGTGTACCAATGAATGAAGCAGCTCGACATGCTTCGAGGTACGACTCAAGCGTTTTGTTCTTTGCCATATTCACCTCAGTCAAATTGCACGCTTGCCAACCTGTTGAAAATTTATATCCTTGACGTGTATACTTCTCTTTGTCTTCGAGCATATCAACAGTCACATACCCCACATCCTTATTGAAGAAATCTCGCACGAGTGTGGGCATCAATCCAATCTCAGCACATGGGTTCGTGCCATGCTCATGAGAACTAAAGAATGCAACACCTGGTTCGCCCCATTGTTTTGCATTGCTTATGATCTTGTCAACAACATCTCGCTGTTCAGTACCATCAAGTTTGATACCTGCCGAGATGTTTGCATATGCACGTTGTCCTTGGTCCTTCCACCAATCACCTTGTTTAGCAGTCATCATCAAGTCATCATCATGATCGAATATTGCGATTGATGCTGAGCGACGAACACCTCCCGCGAGTACTGCCTCACTTAAATACATCGCGATGTCAAGGCAATCAATAGGATGAAATGATTGATCTCTCATGACCATTGTTTTCAATAATGCTCGAATGTTTTCAAGAGCCTTCTCTAATGGTTCATGACCTGGTGCATATCCTCCACTTGATATGGGCGCACCCTTGGGACGAATCAGAGAATAATCAAACTCAATCTCATTGTCATATTCAACAGAGTAATAACACTCAATACAATAACTGTTTAATAATTTCCAAACAGCGTCAGCCCATCCCTCAATATTATCAGGTATAACATGCTTCTTGGTTGATCTTTCGTTCATGTGTTTCTCTGATATCAGAGTCGGGAGTTTTTCAACATGTCGTTTGCGTACTGAGAAACCTGTGCCGCATCCACTTAGCAACAACCAAAATGCCTCAGCAAAGAATCGAGTTCTATCACAATATGAAAACGTACAATTATATATTCTCATGTTGTTAGAAAGTATTGCACTGCCACCGAACTGCATTGATCGCTGTGATGGAAAAACTCTTTTCTCTCGTACTAAATCAAAGGCCCACTTGATTTGATCATCGATGTTAACCCAAGAACCTCGAAATTTTTCAAGGTGCATTTGTTCAACTCTGTCGACAGCGTCTATCCATGTTTCACGTGAAACATCTTTATCCTTTGCATACTGTGCAGAGAACGAAACTTTACCCAACCATTCATTTTGCATATGTCTACCCCTTTATGAAAGTGTGAGAGATAGACTATAAAATCAATTAGGATGTTGCAACAGATTCCCGACTGATGTCTCAACCCTCGTGAGAGTTTGCTGTATTACATCAAGCTTGTTTTCAATCGTCTGGAACCTGTTCTCGTTGCTTCTTGCTTGTTGTTCGAGCTGTAAAACTTTTTGTTGAAGCTTGCCAAATTCTTCCGCAGACCTTAATTTATCTTTCATGAAACTAAAATATGCAAATACAACGCCAATTATTGACGCCAAACTTGCGATTGTACTTGCATCAACATTCATTTGATACCTCCTGGAGCTTATATGAATTACACTGCAATCATACCAATGATAAAAAATCAAGTCACTTTGTTTATGTTGATCCTATTGTTTACCTCGTATATCGCTTATGAATACGGTGTTGA